TCGGTAGCTCAGGACATCCTTCGCAACGCTCTGCCTACCGGCTTAGTGAACGGCATTACGGGGCTCACCGGAATGGTGGGCTCCGCTCGCGAGTATGCTGCTGATAAGCTTGCAGAGAAGACAGGTTGGGACAGGGACACCGTAAATAGCGTCCTCAAGTTTGCGCCTATTCCTGGCGCTGCTATGCCTTCTTCGGCTGTCCAGAAAAAGGCAGTTGAAGATTACATCACTGGTCCGCTTACTGACGCCAAGACCCGTACTGGCAAATACGCCCAGTTCGGTGCTGAGCTGCTACCGGGCATGGCTCTGCCAGCCGCATCCGGCCCCGGTCTACTTCGGCAGCTTGCTGCTCGCGGTATCCAGAACGTCGGGCTACCGGCAGTTGGCGGCGAAGGTGCCGCGCAGTTAGCCGAAGGTACTGGGTATGAGAACTATGCACGTTTTGCCGGTTCTTTAGCTGCACCTATGGCAGGCCCTGCCGCTATGGCAGCAGGCCGTGGTGTCAAGGCAGCGGGCAACGCCGCAATGAACTTTGCGGACAAGCATCCGATTGTCACAGACATTGCTGGGCACCTAACTACTGGGATGCCAGTCCCGGTGGCGACAGCTTACAAACTATTCAATGCCGGTAGGGCCGGTGCAGAAGGCATCAGGCCAAACACTGCGAACCTTGGTGCCGCTTCCGTAATGGACGACGCGGCTCGTGCCGCCGTCGCGCAACCAACTGCGGCTGGGCTGTCGAAAGCAGGTGCCCGTGAGCTGGACGCTGCTCAGGGTCTGGTCAATGGGCAGAAGGACTTGGCGCTCAGCCGAATGACGGCACCCTTCAGTCCCCTTGAAGAACAATTGGTGCGTGACGCTGGAAACATCCAGGGAGGTCGTTATGCGCCGCCCACCTCGGTTCCCCTGGCAGGCTCCCGCACTCCAGACCTCCGCGTTCAAGTAGAGCAGGCTGCAACACCGCGCCCGTCTGCCGTCGCGGGCGAACTTGCCCCACAGGCCCCTAAATCCCCTCCGGTTGCCACTCCTGGCCCCATCGAGCAGATGGGTGTCCAGACTTACAGGGCGGCAGTGAATGCTCCACAAGCGGAACCTTTGCTGGGACAGTTGGCTGCTCAACAGAACATCCAGAAAGCAGAGGTCCTTCTGGCCCGTCTTGCTGCTCGTGATAAGTCCACAGTTCAGGACATTCCGCAGTTCCTGCCGAATAGGGCTCCGGCGGGCATGGTGGAAGCTCGGGCCAACGCTCCACAAGCGGAAGCATTGCTTGCGGAACTGGCTGCGAGGCGGTCGCCAGCTATGGCTCCAGCGGTTCGGCCTTTTGTCAAAGAGCCCCCCGTTCCTGATGGGCACGTTCGCTTCTATCATGGCTACGATGCCCCAAGCAGTATTGGTGACAGTGGGGCAAGGTGGGTCACGCCGTCGAAGGAATATGCCGCGAACTTTCGTGGCCAGAAGAATGTCGCATATGTTGATATAAAGAAGGGAACGCCGGAAGAAATAAAACTAAGGGCATGGGACGAGATTGACGAACGCGGCAAAACCAATGTCATTGGCCGCTATCGGCACGGTGAAATTCCAGAAGAACTCTCCCAACAGTTAAAACCGCTTGACGTTCTGTATGGCCAATCCCAGCCACCGGCACCGCCTGCTCCTGTAACTCCCCCTATGGCCCCTGCGGCCCCTGCACTTATGTCGCAGGCCCCTGTTGCCCGTACAGCAGACAGGATGGCGCAGATGGCTGACGTTGCAGAGCGTATGCGTGCTGCTGGACGTGATCCAGCCACGGGCGGCACTGCGGCGCTTAGGGCGCAGCGTATGGCTCCAGCGGCTCCTGTCGCTCCAGAGCCTGCACTTGCGCCACAAGCTCCGGCAACCATCGCGAAGAGCGAAGGGCAACCGGCGAAGATCACGGTGACGCCACAGCCGAAGCCTGTATTGGCGGAAGCTATGGACGACGGTCTGGACATCCCTGACTTCCTGAGAAGGACACCACCAGCACCTAAGACTGTAGTGACCCCGAAGGAGCCTGTGGCCCCTATTTCGGAAGCTATAGCGTCGAAATCTATGTCGGACGCAGAACGTGTAGGCAAACAGTACGACGACGTAGTTAGCAAGTTCCACACTGTCTATAGTCAGGACGGTTCCAAGTTCTTAGATTTGACTAAGAGCTTCTCTGGTGACGTAAGCCCAGCGCAACACGCAAAAGATTTTGTGACGTTGGTGCAGACCCATCCAGCCTTTGCCTACTTAAAGCCAAAGATTACTGATTGGAACGACTTTGAGAAACTTGTCGCAGCATCCACAGTTAACAGGGACGCCGCTGCTCGTAAATTGGCAAAACTAACAGACATAACGCACGAGGACATGCGCTCTCAGCTACGCTCATTAGCGAGTGTGGAAGAGGCTATGTCATTACGCAAGGACCTCGCTGAGTACTTCGCTCCCCATAATTGGAAGAAGATCGAGGACATCTTCGACCCTGCTGTTATGTCACAATACCCATCTGTAGACCCAAAAGGTTGGGGCCTTAAGCGGCGTACAACGCGGGAAAGCCCAAAGAAGGGTAAATAACATGGGAAGAGGATCAGCAGCGTCCGGCAGGGCAGGTGCCAAGCACTTAAACGCCCTCTGGTCAGACCCAGAGCGCCGCACTGCTCTCCTTGCCAAGCGGCAGCGGATAATTGATGAGGCTAGTGCGGCGAACGGCGGGGTTAGGCCGTTACATTGGACCTCCACAGGTCTGACTCCAAGGTTCGGCAAGGGAATAACTCGCGAAACTAATAAACGCTTTATCAGGCAAGCACGGTTTGAGGCTACGTTACTTATGAAAAAATTAGACAAGGCGGGCGTGTTTGACGACATCGCAGACGAGGACCGCAAGCACGCCAAAGAGGCGATGCACGCAGCCCTTGAGGTCATGCGTAATCAGATCATCTCGCACAAGGACAAGCTCACTGCGGCTGGCCTCGTGCTGAAGTTTACGAAGTCCCCGCCTGTGCAGAAACACGAAGTTCTGAACAAGGCAGAGGATTGGCTGGAGGCTATCGCTAACGATGCCGAAACTGACCAAGGCCCAACTGGAGGCCCGCAAGCGCCTGCTGAATGACTTTGCCTTCTACGCAAAGCACGCCATCAAGATCAGGACCAAGAGCGGTGAAGTCACGCCGCTCATCCTGAACCAAGTCCAGAAGCGGTTTCTCGACCGCTGCATGGCACAGATGGAGACTACTGGTCGCATCCGTATGGTGATCCTTAAAGGTCGCCAACAGGGCCTTTCTACCGTAGTCTCTGCTTTTATCTATTGGTGGGTTTCACAGCGCAAAGGTCAGAAGGGGTTGGTCGTCGCGCACGTCAAGGACAGCACTGACACGCTGTTCCAGATGTACAAGCGCATCCACGACCATCTCCCTGAAATTCTCCAGCCTGAGAAGAAGTACAGCAACAAGCGCGAGCTTGCCTTCGCTTCATTGGACAGCGGCATGATTGTGGCCACTGCCGGTGGCGACGGCATTGCGCGAGGCGAGACGCTGCAATGTATGCACCTGTCGGAGGTGGCCTTCTGGCCCAAGACCTTCGCTAAGGATAACTTTAACGGTCTTATCCAGGCCCTGCCTAGCAGCCCTGGGACAATGTGTTTCGTGGAAAGCACGGCCAACGGTATCACAGGCCAATTCCACGACCTGTGGGCTGGCGCAGTCTCCGGCGCAAACGAGTTCGAACCGTTCTTCTCGGCTTGGTTCGAAAGCGATGAATACCGCGAGACGCCCCCGCCAAGCTTCACGCGCACCCCAGACGAAGAAGAACTGTCGGAGAAGTTTGGTCTTGATGACGCGCAGCTTTACTGGCGTCGTCGTAAGGTGGCGACCAACGGCCTCGACCTCTTCTGCCAGGAGTACCCATGCACGGCTGACGAGGCGTTCATCACGTCCGGTCGTCCTGTGTTTGACCTGGAATGGGCGCAGCAGATGCGCGACCAAGCTCCCGCTCCGATTGCCCGTATGGCCGTTGAGCAGGGCCCACAGGGCTTTAGGCTCGTTGAGGACCCTCGCGGGGAACTCTTGGTCTATCGGCCCCGTGAAGATGGTGACCGTGGGCGGGCACCTGAGACATACGTCATCGGCGCAGACGTTTCTGTCGGCATCCGCAATCCAGAGAAGAGCGACTACTGCGTAGCTCAAATTCTGGACAGCAAGAAGCGGCAGGTAGCAGTGTGGCGCGGCCAAGTTGCGCCAGATTACTTCGCGCGGGTCTTACAGGCCCTCGGGGAATATTACAACATGGCACTCGTTGCGCCTGAACGGAACGGTCACGGTCTGCTTGTGTGTATCAGGCTCTGGAAGGACTTCGGATATCCGAATTGCTTCTTCGACTTGAAAGAAGGCGAGATGGCAGACCGTGAGACGTTGAACATTGGTTTCCAAACGAACATCAGTTCACGCCCGCTCATCATTGACAAGCTGCGTGGCGAGATACGCGAACGCGGCATAACTGTCTACGACCAGACAACCCTGGACGAGATAATGTCCTTTGTAGTTACGGAGAGCGGCAAGATGGAAGCTGAGCAGGGTTGCTACGACGATACGGTCATGGCGTTAGCCATTGCCAATCACATACATGAAGGCACGTTTGAGCCTATAGCCGTCACCGCAGAATATTATGCTGAAGCGATATAAAAATGGCGCAATCTAAAAAGCTAAGCGACTCAGATATTCTGGCACTTGTCGAACAAAAGGTTCGGCACGGTGTCGGTTTCGTGGATAGCCGCCTGAGTGCGGAGCGGGAGCGCGTCCTAAAGTACTACAACTCGCAACTCCCGAAGCGGCAGAACGAAGGCCGCTCGTCCTACGTCGCCACTGACGTTTACGACAGCGTTGAGATGGCGAAGGCCCAGCTTATCGAAACATTCAGTGGCAACCCCGACAACATCATCTCTTTCCCGCCGCTGAACGACAAGGACATTGAGAGCAGCCGCATCGCCACTGAGTACTGCTCGTACCAGATATGGCGGATGAACGACGGCTTCGGGATGATCCGTGACGTGATCCATAACGGCCTTGTGGCCCGTGCGGGTGTCGTAAAGATATTCTGGGATGAGAGCTACGAGGACATCGAAGAGGAAATCCCTGATGCGTCCCTACAGGACATTCAGGCCCTTTCAGTCCGCGATGACATCCCTGACCTGGAAGCTGAGCAAGTCGAAGGTAGCGACCCCTTTAACCCACGCTACCGTGGCAAGCTGAAGCGCCGCATTGACACCAGCAAGGTTGGTGTCCATACCATTGCGCCGGAAGAGTTCATCGTCGATGACGCGCCGTCGCTGGAGATGTCTAATTGCGCGGCCCATCGGACCCTTAAGACCCGTGCGGACCTCATTAAGGAAGGCTACGACGAAGCCAAGGTCAAGCTCATCAACTGGTCAGATGCTAAGACCCTAGACCTCACGAGCGAGCGCATTGCCCGCACTGAGGCTTGGCAAGATAACATAAACGACAACGGCCTCCCGGTGCAGCCGGAGCTTGAGCGGGTGATGGTCTACGAAACCTACATCAAGCTCGACCTGGGCGAGGGAGTTAAGCTCTACAAGATTTGTCACGCGGCGAGTGTGCTGCTGGACAAGGAAGAGGTTGATCGTATGCCCTTCAAGGTGTACGTCCCGCTCCCGGTCCCGCATACCTTCTACGGCAACAACTTCGCGGCGCGTGTCATCCCGACACAGAACGCGCGGACTGTACTGACCCGCGCCATCCTCGACCACGCCGCAGTCACGACCAACCCACGCTGGGGTGTTGTGAAGGGCGGCTTGTCGAACCCCAAGGAGATGCTGGACAACCGCCTGGGCGGGATCGTCAACATGACGCGCCCTGACGCCGTGCGGCCCCTTGAGCAGCAGAACCTGAACCCCTTTGTCTTCCAGACCCTTGCGATGCTGAAGGACAACAAGGAGGAGAGCACTGGTATCTCGTCGCTCTCCCAGGGGCTCAATAAGGATGCAATCTCGACGCAGAACTCTGCGGCCCTGGTAGACAACCTCGTGTCCTTGTCGCAGCAGCGGCAGAAGGTCATGGCCCGCAACTTCGCGAACTTCTTGGTAGATGTCTACCTTGAGGTCTACCGGCTGGTGCTGGAGAACGCAGATGCGGCGAAGGAAGACATTATCCAAGTTGCTGGCAACTTTGTCCCTGTTAAGGTCTCCGATTGGGCTGAGAGAAAGACTTGTAAAGTCGCTCTCCACCTTGGCTACGGTGAACGCGACCGGCAAGCGGAGAAGCTCAAGCAGACGTACATGGGGCTAGCTCAAGACCCCGGCATCATGCCGATCTTCAAGCTGGACAACCGCTTCCACCTTGCGATGGACGTTATGAAGGCTATGGGGCTCGAAGGGGCTTCTAAGTACCTCTCGCATCCCTCCACGGTCGAGCCTCCGCAGCCTGACCCGCTCAAGGTCAAGGAGTTGGAGATTAAGGACAAGCAAGCGATGGCGGCGCAATCGTCCGCACAGGCTGCTGCCTACAAGGCAGAGCGTTCGGCTGAAATGTCCCAGATCAAGGAGATGATGTCGGAGTTGAAGCTTCATATACAGGCACTCCAGAACTCTCGCGAACAGGACCGCAAGGACTTTGAGGTCAGGCACCGCGCTGAGATTGCGGAGCGCGAGATGGCGCTTCTTGAGCAAACCAAAATCTCTGAAGCAGAGACACGCGGAATTGTGAGCCCAAGCTAATGTATTACGACACGATGCACGGATTTAATCCGCCTCAAGCTCCAGGCCAAGCGCCAAGCTTGTGGGACCCTATGGCTGGCCTCACGCCATACCTGAACAAGGCACGGCCTATTACGGCTGCTGCTGTATCTAAGCCTTTCGAGATGCGGCACCAAGACATGAGTGACTTGGAGGCAAGCAACAAGAATGTGGCTGAGAACAACCCTGGTCTGCTGTCGGGACTGAACAACCTCGCAGCAAAGATGCGCCCGTTGAACCTATCACCGGAGGCCAATGGTGTTACACCCCCTGTGATCCCTGACACGTCGCATGACATCGACAAGATGTACGACCCAATGAACAACCGCCCATCGTTCTCCAACGACGGCGAGCGTTACATTGGCAATCCACTGCTGGACCCCAGTGGTGGTCGTCCTGCGGCCCCTTGGGCCAAGTACGACGGTACGCCATTCGGGACCATGATGGACTGGATGGACGCGCGGGGCCAGAACGGCCAAGGCGGTGTTGTCCCCAAGATGGTCAAGGCCTTCAGGAACAGCGGTGGCTGGGGTGGAAACTTTGGCTGGTGAACACAGACAGGTGTTGATTGACTGATGACGAAGTGATTGCGCTGGGTAATTACGCTGAGGGTGTCCTGCGGGATGACCTGTTCAGTGTTCTTACCCAGCAGTACGAGCGTCAGTGCTTTGCTCAATTCCTACAGACTGACGCTAAGAGCCTCAAGGAGCGTGAAGGCATCTACATGCAGATGCGCTCCTTGCAGGACTTCCTCACGCACATGACCTATGTGGTCGCGCAGCGTGATAAACTTATACATGAAAAAGAGCTATCCCATCTCAAGGATGCGGACGCTCCTATTGACGGGATCGACTGATGACGCAAGCCATCCTCTCTAACGAGGCCGCTTCAGAACCACAAGTGACTACCAGCGAGTTCAGTGAGAACGACGCTGCTGAGATGCTTCTCAAACGGTTTCTGCCGCAAGACGGGGACGCTACAAAGCCATCCTCCGCTACGGAGAATGTTGAAGAAGACGAGCGTGCAGACGACGCAGATGCTAACGACGAGACCTCCGCTGTAAAGCCAGAGGCCAAAGCGAAAGCAGAAGGCGACGACGCAGAAGGCGATAGCGACAGCGAAGAAGTAGAGACTGTCGTAAAGATCAAGGTTGGTGAAGAGGAACACGAAGTTCCTGTCAGCAAGCTTACGCGCCTTTACGGCCAAGAGGCCTCGCTCACCAAGAAGTCTATGGAAGTCGCTGAACAGCGCAAAGGCTACGAGGCCAAACTCGCGGAGCAACAGGCAGTCACTAATGCCCTGATGCAACGCGCCCAGGAACGCCTCCAGCCCTACGCTAACCTCGACTTTAACCTGCTGGCCGCAGAGGTCGGACAGGGCCGTATGACGCAGGAGGAATACGTCTCTCTGAGGCAAGCCGCACAGGCCGCTTACGAGGACGTTCAGTTCCTCTCACAACACTCACAAGCTTTCATGCAGCAGCTACAGGCTGGTCAACAGCAAGAGCTGCGGAGCCGTGCCATCGAGGCCGTTAAGGTCCTTTCGGGACCTGAAGACCAAGGGGGCATTACGGGCTGGGGCGACCAACTGTACAATGACATTAGGTCGTTCGCCATCTCGCAGGGGGCTCCAGCAGAGGTGGTCAATACCATCACTGACCCTTGGGCTATCCGAATGATCCACAACGCCATGCTGTACGAGCGTGGCCGTTCGAAGTCAGCGGACGCCATCAAGACCGTGAAGGTCAATAAGACCCCTAAGAAGATCGTCAAGACTACGAGTGCGCCTAAGAGCGCCCGTGGGCCGACACCGCAAGTGGAGAAAGCAGAAGAACGCTTCGCCAAGAGTGGCTCCACTGACGATGCTGCTGAAATGATGTTAGCGCGTTGGGCTGTTGCGTCCGACAATGATTAACATTCACCTTAGTAGAAGAAGAAAATAACAATGGCTCTTTATACCCAATACGATGCCGTTGGTATCAAGGAAGATATCAGCGACATCATCTCGAACATCTCCCCGACCAAGACGCCGTTCCAGGCGGCTATCGGCAACGAGAAGTCGACCCAGAAGCTGTTCCAGTGGCAGGAAGACAGCCTCCGCGCTGTCTCGGACAACAACCAAGCTGAAGGCTTCGAGGCTTCGGATGTTGCCATCACTGCGACCACGATGCGGAACAACGTCACGCAAATCCTGTCGGAGACCACGAAGGTCTCTGGCTCCATCGACACGGCGTCGGCGTATGGCCGCGCGAAGGAGAGCGCCTACCAGCTTTCCAAGACGATGGCGCAGGTCAAGCGCGACCTGGAGCATGCGTTCGTCGGCACGGCGCAGGCGAAGGTTTCCCCGTCTGACAACCTCTCCAATCGCAAGATGGCTGGCTTCCAGCGTCAGTTGCTGAACGACGGCGGCAACGCCATGTCTTCGGCCAACACCGTCCTCTACACGGGCGGCACCTCGACGCAGCCGACCGAAGACAACCTCCTCGACCTGTTGGAAGGCCTCTATGACAACGGTGCAGACCCGTCTGTCATCATGGTGACCCCGACCAACAGCCGCGTGATTGCGGACTTCGCGAAGGCGAGCGGTCGTTATCGCACCTACGAGGGTGGCGCGACCAAGCTCGTCAACGTCGTGGACATCTATGTGTCCCCGTTCGGCCAGCAGCGCGTTGTCATCAACCGCTTCCTGCTCGACAAGAACACCCTGGTGTTCGAGCCGGATATGTGGAAGCAGGTTACCTTCCGCCCGTGGACCCGCGAAGTCCTGGCGAAGACCGGCGACAGCGTCAAGAACATGGTGGTGGGTGAGTTCTCGCTGAAGCACAAGAACTACTTGGCTTCGGGCGCTATTGTTGAGCGTTCGGCTTCGGCCAACGCTTACGCCTAATTGATTAGTGGCCCTACAGGACCTTAAAGCCCCTGTGGGGCCACGCTTGCTCTGAAGAGGATTTTTCACATATGGCTACTGTTCACTGGGGCACTGTCCCCATCGCGTTCGGCACGCATACCACTGTGGCGGCGTCCGACACTGTTGCTACTGGCTTGGCCCGCGTCACGGCTGTCGTGGCTACGCTTCAGTCCGATCCCGGCGACGACCCCGAAATGGTGTCGGCGTCTGTTGGTGACCAAGCGGGCGCACCCGCTGCTGGCTCGATCTACATCAAGACCTGGAAGAACGGCGGCAACGACCCGACCCCGGCGGCGGCGACCACCTTCTCCAAGGTTGTTAACTGGGTTGCGTTCGGAGGCTAATTAAATGGCTGTCGCTAAGATTGACGAAATCGAAGCGGGCCAGCACACGACCGTTGCCGCCTCTGACACGATTGTCACGGGCCTCAAGACTGTTGTGGCTGTCGTTGCCACGCTCGATGCGAACCCCGGCGACGATCCGTTGCTGGTGTCTGCGAGCGTTGGTGATCAGGCTGGGGCTCCTGCCGCCGGTTCCTTCTACCTTAAAACGTGGAAGACTGACGGTACGGACCCGACGCCTGTCGCTGCTACGACCTTCTCCAAGAAGGTCAACTGGGTTGCTTACGGCACCCGTAGCTAACCTAAAAGCGCCCTGGGGAAACCTGGGGCGCACTTTTATATCAACATGAAAAACACAGAAACATTCGAGAGCATGATCTCGTTTGATGAGGACGACAAGAAGCTCATCATCAAACGCGAACAGTACATCCCAGACGAAATGCTGTCAGCACTCCGGCGTGAGCGGGAGGACAGCCTCTCAACGCCCGCTGGCGAGTTCCATCGGGTAGCAAGCATCCCCACTGCCGTAGTGGACAAGTGGCTGTCACAGGGCTTCGACATCTACAAAGCTCCTGTCGAAGACATCCTTCTACGGTTACGCCTTGAAGAACTCGAAGGCTTCATCACGTCTAAGAAGGTCTAATTCAATATGGCTGACACAAGCTACAAACTCCGCGGTGCTGCTCCGACTGTGTACAGTGCCAAACTGCACGACAACGGAGACGGCACCTACGCTCCGGTCGTGTATCTTTCTGGCGCGACCATCGAGCCGATTGGCGATTGGCATATCCTCGACACTGGGGACAATGCGATTGATCCAGCTACGTCTGGCAACCAGACAACCATCATCACCAAGCTTACAGACCTGAACACGGCTATCGGCACCAAGTCGGACGCGGCGTGGGATGGCGTCTCGGCGTCTCCTTCGCTCATCTCCATCATGAAGGCTGTGGCCCTCAACACTGCGCCGTAAGGTGATCTGACATGAACTATGGCGACCTTAGAACCAAATTCAAAGCGCGTCTAAACCGGCGCGACTGCACTGATGCGCTTGCTGACGGGTTCCTTCAGGACGCCATCACAAGGGTGCAGCGGACCATCCGCATCCCGTCGATGGAGCGCAGTGTCAGCATTACCATCAGCGATGATAACTACATCACTGACATGCTGCTGGACATCCCTACCGACTATCTCATGCTGCGGGATATGTCTGTCACGCTCGATGACGATAGCAAGGCGCGTCTGCGCCGTATGCCCTTAGCGTTCGTTGAGGAGCGCATTGGCCTATCAGGCATCCCTCAGTTCTTTGCCCGGAAGGGTGTAGGGTTCGTACTGGCCCCTACGCCCCTTTCTGGCCGTGTAATCAACATTGACTACTATTCAGAGTTTCCCGCGGCTGAAGAGGTCGCAGACGAGAACAGTCTGACGCTAACAGCCTCTGACCTAGTTCTCTTTGGCGCTCTGTCTTATGCCGCCGACCACTGGTCAGATCAGCGCGGCCCACAGTTCGAACAGCGGTTCACACAGATACTGTCCGACATCAAGCTGATGGCGGATGACGACGAACTATCGAACGCCCAGGTCGAGCCTGCATTCGCTTACGAGGATTGAATAGACAATGGCTAAGAGTTCCTTCTTCGCAGACCCAGACAGCCCAGACGCGGTCGCCATTGACCGCTACGGCGGTATTGAGATTGGCACGGTCACTAGCGTGCCTTACGGGGACAGCCCAACTGTCACCAACAGCGGGACATCCGCGCACGCCGTGCTGAACTTTGAGATACCGTTGGGCGCTACGGGCGCTACGGGAGCTACGGGCGCTACGGGAGCTACGGGCGCTACGGGGGCTGCGGGAACTGCTGCATCGGTAACAGTTGGGAACGTCACCACTGTACCGTATGGCGATCCTGCGACGGTCACTAACACCGGGACCAGCACTGCCGCAGTGTTCGATTTCGAAATACCAGCAGGGCAAGACGGAGCAGGCGCTGGTGATGTTGTCGGGCCTGCTTCGGCCACAGATAACGCAGTTGCTCGATATGACAGTACGACAGGCAAACTTATTCAAAACAGCGTTGTAACCGTTGCAGACACGACTGGCGTTATTGCCGGGACGCAGGGTATCACATTCACAGGGCCGACCAGCGGCACGACTGCTCTTGTCCCAACGGCAGCAGCGAGCGGCACACTGACGCTTCCCGCTGCGACTGACACACTGGTCGGTAAGGCGACGACCGACACGCTGACTAACAAGACGCTCACGTCTCCGACCCTTACGGCCCCTGTACTCGGTACGCCTGCTTCTGGGACCTTGACGAACTGTACGGGACTTCCTGTGGCAGGCGTCACTGGTGACACCGTTACGGCTATCGGCGTCGGAAGCATTGAGCTTGGTCACGCCTCAGACACTACGCTCGCCCGCGTCTCTGCGGGTGTCGTTAGTGTGGAAGGCGTCACTGTACTGACTACGTCTAACACTGCGACCCTTACCAACAAGACATATGACACGGCTGGAACAGGTAACAGTTTCAGCATCAACGGCGTTGCCGCAACGGCCAACACTGGCACTGGCTCGGTTGTACGCGCCACGTCTCCGACGCTTGTGACGCCTGTTCTCGGGGTAGCGACAGGCACGAGCTTCAACGGCCTGACGATTACCAGTACGACCGGCACGTTCACATTGACGAACGGCAAGACACTGGCTGTCAGTAACAGTCTGACCTTCGCGGGTACTGACGGCACCACTATGACGTTCCCCAGCTCGACTAGTACGGTGCTTACGACAGGGAACACGGCGACAATTACAAAGGGCTATCAAGTTACGCCTTACAGCATTGGCACACTTGCAAGCACTTTGACGCCAGACCCAGCAAACGGCAATTACCAATACGCAACAGCGGGGGCCACGGCTTGCACAATCTCGCCGCCGTCATCTGATTGTGCAATTGATATTCTTGTCACAAATTCCAGTGCGGGCGGCATATCGTTCGCTGGTGGCAGCGTGTGGACTGTTGGAACTACCGGAGACACCTACAACACGACCGGAACCAACAAATTCATTCTATCAATCCGCCGAATTAACAGTGTGGCAACGTATGTCTGGAAGGCTTTGCAATGATAATCCTTCCCGACAAGAACATTCCGCGTTCGCGCTTTCTAATGCCTGTTCCACACTGCGAGTGGCGCACGCCGTCGCAAGCGCAGCCTAAAGACCAGTTCGGAAATGAGAACCAGACACGCTTTCGTGTCACTGCGCGGCTGAATGACGGCTACAGGGCTTGGGTAGGATGGTTCGACGACCGCAGCGATTGTGATGCGTTCCTGTGGGCGATAGCGTGCGGGTCACTGCAATACGAGTGCGAGCTTTGGGAGTTGCCGACGCCCGCCTGGTCGCCCGATATGGGGGATGCGCTTACTTACGAATTTGCGACGACGACGTTTTTGACATCCCCAACAGGATCGAACCAAACCTACACGTCGCCGTCCGACTGGAACAACAGCAACAATTCCATCGAGGTGTTGGGTGGCGGCGCAACTGGCGCACTGTCAATCGGCACGGACCGGCACGCGACGGGCGGCGGCGGCGGGGCCTATGCGAAAATCCTGAATTTTACTTTTGCCACGCCCGGTACGACGACAGCGACCTACCGTGTGGGCGCTGGCGGAACCGGGCTTAGCAACTCATCCAGCGCCAACACCGCTGGAAACGACGGTGGGGCGACGTGGTTTAACAGTTCAACCGACCCCGGCGCTGGAACGGACAATTCAAAAGCCGGGGCGCAACCCGGTCTTGGTGGCGCGTCACTGGCGGGAAACAATAGCGGCGGTGCCGGTGGCGTCGGTACAAGCGGTTGGGGCCAGACGCGCTACTCCGGTGGCAATGGCGGTAACCTTACGGGGGCGTCGGGGCGTGGCGGCTCCGGCGGCGGAGGCGCGGGCGGTCCAAACGGAGCGGGGCTTAACGGCGGAGACAGTTCCTCAACCGTCGATGACACGGTGACGAGCGGCGGCAACGCAGACAATGGGTCGGGCGGCGCGGGGTCGGCTGGCAGCAATTCAACAAGCGCCGGGAATACATCAGACGGCGGGTCGGGGACGGAATGGGATGGCACGCATGGCTGCGGCGGCGGCTCCGGTGGTCGCTCCGCCAGCGCGTCTGTGAATTTCGGCACAGGGGCTGGCGGGCAATATGGCGGCGGCTCGGGCGGAACAGAGAAACGCGGCACCGGGACGGGCAGCACAGGGG